CCACTGGTAGCCGCTGTAATGGTTAGTTTCTGTATTTCCTGTGCACCGTAGTTATCAAATAGAATACCAAACTGAGTACCTCTATATCCAAATGCTATTGTATCCTGTACGTTGAATAATCCTGCGAATTGTAGACTATTAGCTACTGCATTATCAGAATCAAATAGGGCTGTAAACCTGCCCATTAGACCTTGACCCTCTCTATATATGGTAGGCTTCTTAGTTCTAATAACACCGTACCCACCTATACTAGTACCTGTGGTACACGTAAACATGTTATCAGATGTGGTTACAGTCCCACCAGTAGCATTAAAAGTCTCTATTGTGGGAAGGAGTCCGTACTGGGCTGATATCTGACTAATAGGCTCCATACCTACTGTAATATTGTCTCCAAAGGAAGACCTAGTAGAAGGAGTACCTCTGTTAGATACATGTAGGCTATTAGAACCATCCAGTTCCTTTGAGCCTGTTACATTTTTGCAGTTATTATGTGTGTATAAATTACTAGCCATGTTATCCTTAAGGGTGAGCAGTTTATGGACTTACTCAGGTCGGGGAAAAGGAGGCGTTCTCCCCTTCTTACTTATTCTTTTTAGTAACGGTCAGATACATCTGATCCTGTAACTGAAATAAAACAAATAGCATCTTTATCCGTAGTACCATCAGTGGCATCTACAGTAGTAATTACAAACGTACCTGAGTTAGTTAATACAACAGAATCTACGATTGTATCAGCAGTACCACAAGTAACTTGAACTACGTAATCAGCAGAGGCAAAAGCCTCATCTAAAGTAATAGTCTTAATACCTGTAGCGGTATCAGCGATTGAGGCTTGAAGTGAATCAAGTCCAGATAGAGCCGTACCAGCAGCGTTTGCTGTAAAGTGTAATTGTCTTACGCTTCTTTGTTTTGATTTAATTGATCTTTTCATGCGAAATCTCCTGTAACCCTTGGGAGGGTTTGAAAGAGTGGGCTTTTACACCCACCCATTAAATTATACTTGTAAACCGTATAAGTAACCTTGAAAGTGTGGGTTAACGAAACTTTGTCCGTATCCACCGTAACGTGCTTCATAAGAATCACTTGCTTCTCTAAGGAAGACAGTACCATCTTCATCAAACCACTCAAATCCACCCGGACGTAGGTGAAGCTCTAGGTGATCATCATTTAAGAAATACATCTTGTCAGAGTCAATGAAACGTGAAGTAAGAACTGGAAGCTCCCCATCAGCACTCATGAAACTTAACGCAGAGAAAGAGAACTCGCCCTTACGTGAAGGAACATTATATCTCTTATGGTCTTCTAGAAGGTTAAGAAGTTTAATGTACTGGTGGTGATGGCAAAGAATCATTTTAGGTGAAGCACCTGATTGTCTCTTTACGTTAACAACAACATCATTCATTAAATCTGTACTTAGAGCAGCAGAAGAAGCATCTTTTTGGTATGCCTTCCATCTACGACCAACAGTAACTCCATAAAGAGAACCAGAAGTTGCAGAGATTGCACCTTGAACACCGATTAGCTCGTTGTCCTTAGAACCTTGCATATAAATCTTATCAGAAGCACCAAAAGCGGCTGGAGTACCAGTATCACCAATAACATCCATACGTGCTGAAGTACCAGTAAGACCGATAGTAGCTGTAGCATATCCATTAGCAACAGTTTCAGTAATAGATACAACTTCTAGAGCCGCAGTTACTTCACTGTTAATTTGAACAAGATCACCCTCTTCAAGACATGCAATTTCCGCTGGGAAATAAGTTGAAGCCTTATCTAGTTCGATTAGGTAAGGATCACCTGCTGAACCAACACCTGAACAGTTACTGTTTGTAGCAGCACCGGTTACTAAAGCACCGTTACCGTCAGCAGCACCACGTGTCAATTGTCTTTCTACGTTTCTGTTAAAAGACTCAGTAGCAATCTTAACTGGGAAGGCTGTCATTCTTACGAAAGAACCTTCGTCAGATTTAGCTGCTTTCATTGTCTCACGATCAATAGAAACTACAGCGTAGTTCTTCTTAGTTGTGATAGTCGCTTTACCAATCTTTGACTCAGAAGCAGTTGGAAGTGAACCAGCACCAACACCACCACCAATTGATTGAACAATAGCGATTTCTTTTTGAGAACCAACAAAGTCAGTTTTCTTTTTTAGTCTTCCGAATAGTGGGTTAGACTTATTAAATTGTTTTTCGATCAGTCTTTCGTACTTGACTTTCATCAGGTTCGATTCTGTCGATGAATCATATGTCCATGACATAATTTAACTCCTTAAAGTTATTTAACCCCAGATGTCCTCTAATATGGCATCTTCTTGTGAGGTTGTTTCTGTTTTTGGTTGTTTTACTTTATTAGGTTTAGACTGAGCAGAATCATTCTTCTTAATCCTATTTCCTAATTCGTTTCCTACTTTTGATGCTAATGCGGATTTCTCAGCACTTTTAACTAATTCAACTAAATCGTCTTGAGTAAAGTCTGGGTTTCTAAATGCTACATCCTGTAGGTAATTAAAAACGTCTGATCCTTGCTCATCAGAAAGGCTTACATTCGCAGCCCCGTAAGCTTCTTCCGCTTTGGTATAGGCTCTAGCATCCATAACAGTATCTGCTACGTATTTAGCGTCCATAACTAAGTTTGGGTTTTCTGCTCTAAGGGCTTGTTCATGCTCCGTTAAAAAGCTTAATGCTTGATTCCACTCAGAATCGTCAATTTCATGAGCTTCCCTTACGGAAGTAACCTCAGCGTTCAGTTCCTGTGCGGCTTGCTGCGCTTGAGTTTGCTCTCGCTCGGACTCAATAGATTGTTTTAAATATTCATTCTCTTCAGCAGTATACTCAGCGTTTAATTCCGTAGCACTCATGTTATACATGCGCTCGATTTCTGGCTGTAGTGCTTCTACTAATTGTCGCTTAATCTGATAAGGGGCTAATCCAGAGAACTCACCTAAGTAGTTCATTCCGGCTAAGGCTCCCTCTTCTCTCATTTTTGACGCAAAGGTGTTAACGTAGGAGTTAACCTCTTCTACTTCCTGCTGATAACCACGTTTCTCTGTGGCTAATTCATTAAATCTTTGTTGAATGGCTTTCTGACCAGAATAATCATTACCTAGTTCTTCAAGAGATACAAATTGATCCTCTCCGTCTACCTTGATTACTTTTCCAATATCACCATCTTCTGATGCAACTAATCCTTTTTCTTGGAGTTGCTCAGGGATTTCAAAACCTGCTTCCTCTGCAGCTTCAGAGTCAGCTTCTTCAGCTTCAGACTCTCCCACTTCTTCCTCAGTAGCCTCTGGCTTCTCACTATCAACTTTATCCTCAGCTTCAAGATCAGACTCTCCGCTCTCAGGGCTAGGGGCTTCATCGCTTCCGCTATCGCTAGGGCTACTATCTTCAGACCCTTCACTATTTTCTGTACTATCTTCACTAAATACCTCCGATGAGTATGATTCAGCATCATCCCATGAATCTAAACTTCCTTCTGATGATACTTCAATACCACCTACCTCATTATCAAATACTTGTTCTGCGAAGTTGTCTCCACCTGTCTCTTCATTACTCATTCTTGCTCCTCCGAACCAAATTCTTTACCGGGAATCATCCCACTTACTTGACCATCTTTATTTGCTTGTCCCTGTACTAGGGCTTGTTGGTGTTCTGCTGAAGCTGGAACCATAGAATCTCCATGATAATAAATTGGAAATAATGCTAGGGTGGCAAGCTTAGATTGAAATAAAGGATTTCTAGAAGCCTTGTCTAACATTAGCTTCTCATGTATTCTAACGTGATCCTCTAACTGTTTACGTAACTGTGGATCAGCGTCTTCCTTAATTGTTCTAGATTGTAGTTTTCTTACGTGACTATCCCAGTGTTGGATGTGGTCCTCAAAACGCTCTGGTGGAGCGGCAGGTCTACCTGCTAGGATATCCTCATTCTCTGAATCAGCCGCTTGAACAGCCATGGTACTTAGCGTAGCCATTTTCTCTGTATTCCCTAACTCTAGCAACTCTTCCCATCTCTCTGGAGGGAATAGTGCAGGGTTTCTTTGCATGGCTTCAAGTACTCTTTGCATCTTAGCTGATTTCTGTTCAGGTAATCCTGAGCTTAGATCAAACCTAATGTCATAGTCTTTATTCAAATTAGCAGCGTCAAAGGCTTTAATTGAGAACTTATTATTCTCACCTACGATACGTACCAATCTCCCGTCATTAGGCTCATACTTATCACCAGTAATAGCGATAGTCATTTTGGCTAAATCCTTAACTAGGAATGTATGCTTTGAGATATCTGTTGTAGCTCTATCTGATTCTAATTCATTTAGAAATTGCAGAGCCGACGCGGCTGTAATGCCTTTTGGAATCTCACCCCTACTGATGCCATGTGACCCGTAGATCGTTTGCATTTCTTGTTTAATTTGCTCTCTGAAGTTATATGCTTCTGGTGGATTCGGTGCAACTTGAGCCATTTGCGGAGGTACTGGACCTTGATATTGAACCACAGTATTATCATTTCCAAGCTGTTCAATTCGACAAGCTCCTCGAGGCATCATCCATTTTGCATGAGCCATTAAGTAGATATTCTTTGCGATTAACGATGAAAGGTTATTGTGCATATTCTGTAGAGGAATAATCATCTCATATTTACTAACACCATTTAACACATCAGGAACATCTAAATCTGTTAACCTGATACAAGGTAATTTTCTATGAGTAAACTTATGATCTTTTTCCTCTAATATTACATCATCAGTAAACTTAATATACTTACCTTTAGGTAGTTCTCCAGTTCCTTTATGCCAGAACTCAAATACTACGGTCTTATTCTCGATGAAGCGATCAGACATTTCATCAATTTCAAATATTTTTAAATTATCATTTTGTTTTAAATTCTCTTTTTGATCAGGATAGTTCTTCTTTAGTGTCTCAGTATCTTCGATACATACTCTAAATAGGTACTCCGAGTCTTCATACTTATTAGCTCTCTGGAGCAATACTCTCCATGGTACTTCTATTCCGTAAGAAACATCACCTGTTTTAATCTCCTCACCACCAGCAATATCAATAATATCACCCTCCGGTAGAGGTATTTCAGATAATCCCATGTCTCTAGCTGCTACGTAAGCAGGGTGTAGATCACCTAGGTCTTTATCCCAGTCTACGAATAAGTATGACTCTCCGAAGATTCTAGCGAAACGGTGCATGTTCTGAATTAAGTAATCAACATTATTAACGTACCATAAGTGCTTAATAAGGAATCCAACTGCCTTAGCCGCCCCTCTATCAGTCCACTCATCATTAGTAGGCATAACTTCAACATTAGGTTTAATTCTAGTCATCTGACTAACCTTAGTCTCTGTTAAATCAAATAGATGATTAACTACAAATTTACGTACTTTATTTAACCTTTTCTCTCCACCTGTTCGTGAAGACTTACGTTCCATTCTATCTTGAATACCACGGTAGTAGAATAGGTTTTCTCTCTGTTGTTTTGTTCTAGGTTCTGACTGTTTGAAAAGGGAGTCCTTAACAGTCTTTAACCATTTAAGTAATTTCTTGGGATCATCCATAGAATTAACTTCATAAAATGGTTTTTGTTTTTCATGTATGGAAACTGCGGCTTCGCCAAATGCTTCTTCAATACTCATAGATTATATCCTAATAGCTAATAATTTCCATATCTTCATCAGTAGACGCAAATGAAGGCATCTCACTCTCTAATTCCTCTTTATAAAGCTCATCTTGCTTTTTAAGTGTATCAGGAGAAGTTGCCCATGAATCATCTGTTTTTACTGTTTTTAAAAAAGCCTCATTCTCTTTGTCAATGGCATCATCTACAGGCATATATTGTATAGAATGTGTGGACCTCTGGATGCTCCTGACTTCAATGAAAGCTAGTGTTCCAATTACCGCACTAATAGATGCAATAATCAAGCCACTAAGGGCTAATATAAGCGATAAATGGTTAATTGTCAAGTCCATTAAGGACCTCCTTGTAAGTTATTGTAATTACGTTAATAGTCATACTCTGGACCTATTTTCTGAGTCCAGTCATCTGGATCATCAAATTTGTCATGTTCTCTACTTCTGAAGCGACCTCTATGGAAATCGTTCTCTTGCTTGACCCTTTCTAGTACCTCATGCATACTATAGTTTGATGCACCTAACAGATATCGCAAGCAATCAATTAAGTGATCATTCTTCTTAGGTATGTCACCCTTATCATTCTTAGCGTAAAGCTCCATTTCCTTAAACAGATTAATACACCTATCTGATATTGTAACTAAATCATGTAGTAGTATATCTTTAATTAGTGATAGCCCATGCTCTTTCTTATTGGTATGTTTTTGAGTAGGTGCGAAGTATACTCCGTACTGATCCATAACCTCATTAGAGAACCATGCCGCGGCTTCATCGTGAGCCTTAAACCAATCATCATTTACGTCTGAATTAGGATAGAACTCCATCATCTTAGAGTCCATTTTAGGATACATTTTTCTAGTAGATGTATACTGCTGGTCTGTCTCATATAGTTCGTCCATTAGATATATCTGTCTAGTGTATGGGTGTATTGCAGCGAATATAGTACCGAAACATGTAGTAGACCCCGGATCGGCAATACAGTACCACTCCATTTTCTTTACATCTCTTTTAATCTCATTAACTATATCTTTATGTGGCTTAACATGCCTCTCTTTTGTAAGCATTGGAAAAATAGCTCTCTTACCTCCGGGAACTACCTTAGAGAAGTATTCTAATTGAACTACGTCTTCCTCTCCGCGTGCCCTTAGTTGAGCAATCTCTTCCTCAATCGCAGATTTAATATGTGGTAACTCATTAATAGGATTATCAAAGGTTGTTCTCTCTGATACGTGCCAGTTACTACTGTTCTTTGCGTACTCTAATATCTCATTATATTGGTCTATATTCTTGTTACCTGCTCTGGGTTTAGTTCCAATAAATATAAAAGGGGCATCCTTAACAACTCTGTTTGGAGCAAATTCCTGATGCCAGCGATAATTAAACCCTTTAAATTCGTCATATACGGCTAGTGCAGGGGTTAATCCGTTTGCAATCATATAGTTATCAGAGCCCACGACTTGAATGTAGGAGCCATTTTTAAACTTAATGGTCATATCTTGATTTCTTATGGAAGATATGTACTTCATAGAGTCTTTACCTAAAAACTTCTGTAATCTACCGCCTTCCCAGACGATCTTCCTACCGCCAACAGCTTCAGGGGTAATGTAAAAGCATCCTGAATTAGGTACTTCTAGTGCTTGTTTCCATAGTACGTAACCGGCTAATTCAGTCTTTCCGTACTTACGACCACACGCTAAGAAGATGTTCTTTATATCTTTATTGTATAAGGGAGATAAATCCTTTATCTGAGCATCATGTAGACGACCAGATAAACCGATCTCCTCCCCAATACCTCTAGGTTTGTTTAGATCATTTAATATCTGTAAAGCGTATTGTTCCTCTTTACT